GTTCAGCACCGGCGAGAGCGACTGACGATCGAGCCAGAATTGTAAAGGCCGGTTGGAGAGGAAGGATTTGTTGGGCAGGTTTGTGTAATCGTCGCGGTTGATGCGCGCCAGTGGCACTTCGCTGGGCGTGTTGCCCATGTACACGCGCGAGTAAGACAGCGTGCCTAACGTCGCCAAAATGCGGAAGAAACGCGACGGAACTACCGTTGCAAGGTCAAACCACGTCCACATGCCGGCCGAAGCGCTCGGGCTTTCGACCTGCACGGTCGTCCACGTCGTACCGTCGTCGCTGCGCTGCAGGGCGATAGGCACGGCCGCTGCAGACCATTTGATGCCGATAGAGGTGACGAGTACGTCATCGGTGAAGTCTGTCTCGCGGAACGTGTCGCCCTCGGTATTGATACCGGTGACCTGCTGCAGCGAGCGGATGTTGCTGTTGAGCACGTCGACCGTGCCGGCGTAAGTGATGAGCTGCGACAGGCCGCTGTAGATCGGGTAGATGCTACGCTCGATGCACCACAGCTGGATCCCGCGATTGGCCAGATCCGAAAGCAGCAGATATAGCTGGTCATTGGCGATGTCGACATGCTCGGGTGTCAGCGATTGGGCAGGCAAGCGGCAGCGACGCGCGGCGTTCTCAATAACGCGTCGCGTATTAAAAGTCGTCTGGGATACTGTGTTGGAGTAGGCCATAATCTTTTTGCTCGCTGGTTAGACGCAGCAGCTTGCGTACTAGCGCAAGCAATTCTGGCATCGCCTGAATACCAGAGAGCGGAGATAATGTAAACTACGTAGTGATGTTAAAGGTTTGCCGCGACGGTTCATCTTCGCGCATAGGCTGACGGGGTGTTTCCGGTGGCGCGGGCATGGGCGGCCGAGGGGGTTCAGCGGGCAGCGGCATAGGACGACGCGGTCCGTCAAGCTCCCAAATGCTCACACGCGCTGGCTCTGCGGGGTTAGGCATGTCCTGTCCAGCCCACGGCGGCCGGAAGTTAGGCGGCGGGAAGGCAATCAGGTAGCTACCGAACAAAAGGTTGACATTGACAAAGAAGGGCGGCCGTAGCTGCGGCGTACCTTGCACGACCACCGGCCCGTACAACGCGTTGATATTGTCCAAGCGCAACGGCGATATGACCGTGGTCTGGGTGACCTCTGCTGAAAAGAAGCCGTTGACGTTGTCATATCGGACAGGCGTAAGCAAGACCGCGCCGGCGGTGACCGTCGCGAGGTAGAAAAGGTTCGGGTTGTCGACGCGCGCAGGAGCCAGCGCTACTGCGCCGCGCGTAACACTGGCGACATAAAAGCCGTTGACGTTGTCGAAACGCGCAGGAGCCAGCACGTTGCTAGGCGAAACGACCGTTGCGTAAAAGCCGTTGACGTTGTTGAAACGTGCAGGAGCCAGCGCTACTGCGCCGCGCGTAACACTGGCGACATAGAAGCCGTTGACGTTGTCGAAACGCGCAGGGAGTATGCTGTTACTAGGCGCAACGATCGGTGTGTAGAAGCTGTTGACGTTGTCGAAACGTACGGCCGTAAGTGTCTGCGCGCCACCGTCCGCCGTTACTGTGGCCGGATAAAAGCCATTGACGCTGTCAAAGCGTGCAGGGGTGACAACATTGGTTGAGGCGACATTTTGTGTGTAGAAGCTGTTGGCGTTGTCGAAGCGCACCGGCGCGAGCGTGTTCGTCGCCGTAGCAGTCTGCGCGTAGAATGTGTTTGTATTGTTGAAACGCGCAGGTGCGAGGGTGTTGGTTGCGCTTACCGTCTGCGTGTAAAACGCATTGGTGCTGTCGAAACGCGTGGCGGTAAGGTCTTGGGCTGGCGCTTCCGCAGTGCCACCGCCGCGAAACAGCAGCAGCGTAAGCATTATTCTAGCTCAAACGTGATACTGAACCCGATGTTACCGACACTTGCGACAGCGCCTTGAACTACGCGGATGCCTTCATTCTCACGACACATAAGGGCTTGAGTATCAACGCCCTCCGGCAACAGAAACTCTACGCGGTCATAACTCGATGCGTTGGTTTCTTCGGTAAATACGGCCCGCTCAGAAATAACCGCGCCTGCCGTGGCCCCGCCTGCTGGCGCGAGCCGCGCAGTAACTTGCGACGGTAACGCCGCTGACAATGTATCATGTTCGGATATTGCAGGCGCGGTAAGCGAAGTACCATTTTCGGTTGCTGCCGTGCCGCCTGTCCCGACTGCGGTTGTGCGTGTCAAGAACAGCTTGACGGCTACAACGCCTGTCACCGCAACCGAACCATCCTTGATAACGCGGATAGACTTGAGCTTTACGACCTTGGCAGAGCCAGTAGCGTTAAACAGGTCAAAATACACTTTGTTCGCGCCCACTGCACCTGCGGGTATGAATACCGTGTAGGCAGCCGTATCGCTTTTAATAGTCATGGGTAGCGGGTTCGCTACCGAAACGTCGCCTGAGTTTACACCATCGTCGCCATATATCAGTTTGACGCGCTGAAACTTGATGCCACCAATGTCATCACTGGCAATGGTGTCACCGCCCGAGCCGGGGGGAAGGATTACGTTGTCTACCATTATAAAGCAAAGATCCCAGTGGCATCCCATGTTATACCAATGTTACCACCATTAGGCGTAACCGGTAATCCCGTAATACTACTGTCAAGATACGCCACCAGAGGTGACGTGCCCGCAACACCGGTATCGATGTAGATGATCAAGGCTTCGACCGAAGGGCCAGTCACCGTCGGGAACGTCGCGTCGGCAGCATCGAAAATGCCGGTGACGAAAGTCTTGCTGGTGAGTGTCTGCGGCGTGCCCACTGCGGCGGCCGAGGCAGACGAGTAGAACTGGTGCGCCGCGCTGTACGTGTACGTGCCGGTGTCGATCAAAGCGACCTTAACGGTGCCAGCCGAAAGGTTGTTGTTCGTGGTGAACTGGAGCAGTTGCGCCTTCCACAACGGATATAATGCGTTTGCCATAAGTCTCTGCCCTTCTTACTTGCGGATCATCGGCTTACTGTTGTAGGCAGGTACACCCTTGCGCACAGTTTCAGCCATTTTAGCGCCAGACGTGGCGAGTGCGGTGCCGATACCGCTGCCAGTTGGCATTGGCTTCTTAACAGCCATCTTGGATCCCATGCGCCGGTCTTCGGCTTCCATTTCGGCCAGCGACGCGCGCTTGCCCTTCTCGTTCATCGTGCCGCCCATAGCTTTCTTGACCACACCACCGGCGGCCTTCTTCATTACGCCGCCACACATCTTTTTAGCAGGGCCGCCCATAGCTTTCTTCACAGGGGCGCAATCGCTCTTAACACTGCCGCCCATCTTGTACGCCGAGACCTCTCCGCCGGTCATGTACTTCATTTTTGTGCTGTTTTTAAAACCGTCCATGTCACTTTCCTTTGGATTTGGCCGCAGCCATGTTGTCGACTAAGTTCGGATAGGGCCGACCGGCCGCTTTTGCCCGTGCTTTAGCGGATTTCTTCTTTTTTACCGATAAACTCTTCGGTTTTCCGGCATCTTTAGGCCGTTTCCGGTCCCAAACAGCTAAACCGCGCATTAACAGTCCCACTTTCTTAAAGAGAGCGCCTTGCGCGTCGGCTGACCCTTGTCATCCTTCATCGGCCCGTCCATTCCGCCCATCCGCGCGCAGAAGCTCTTGCGGCGCGCTGCGGATTTAAAGGATTTCTTGGCTTGTTTGGCGCTGACAGGGGGTTTGATGTCTTTGCCTTGGGCGCGCAACGACGCACGCCCCTTGGCATTAAGGCCACCCTTCGGATCCTGCCCCTCCTTGCGCGTCCACGCGCCTCTGACGGAAATGTCAGAGGCCATTTTACGAGCCTGCGTACATCTTCACCATCTCAAGGATGATGGTGTAAGTGTCGCCCGCGCTTGCGCCGATAGTGGAGAACAGTATGTCTCCAGTCTTACCAGCGCCTGCGTTATTGGGCATTTGAATTTTGGTAAAGTCAAACGTGTACTGCCCCGGTCCTGCGATAAACGCTGGCACGTCGGTTGTGGCGTCCCAAAGAATGCTTACCGCCATACCATTGACCGAGTAGTGTAGGCGCTCAATAGTGACGCCGTCGCAGGCTTGGCCGCGACTGTCTGGGTTGAGCGCGGAGACGTCTACTTTGAGGACAGCGGTCTCGCCGATGCCATCAGAAATGTTCGTGAACTTCATGACGGCCCTGCGCTCGCCGTCAAATACAATTTGGGTTGCTACCGCATCAGCCATACTAAAATCCTTTTAGAAGTATGCGGGTGACGTTGCCGCCACCCACACATTTAATCGTCGGCAGTCGTCTGCACATACAGCATGGTAACACGAACCTGACCTGTGGTCGGCTCACCAACGAGGTGACAGTGGCAACCACCGCACGGTTTGTGCCAACATTCGCCATAGCGGCCAACTGGGCCGCACTGAAGGCATTGGGGCGGCGGCCGGCAGTCTTGGCGCTTACAGCGCTAAGGTACTGAGTGCCGCCTGTTGCGGTTCCTGCGGACACCAACGCCGAAGTGACGCTGTCATATGCAGTCAAGGCATCGACGTAAAAGTCAACAATCTGCGAACCGGCAGGGATGTTGAACGTAGCGTTCTGAACAAGCGTAGCATCAAAGTTGATGAGCTTGGTCTGGCTCAGCGCAGCAAAACCGAGGTTCGGTCCGCCTGCTTCGCCGGCCTTCGCGGTCGCCAGAGGCGAGTGGTCCGCTAAACGTGGTCTGTGACATCTGAAGTCCTCCTGAATAGAAGGGGAGGGGAGCCGAAGCCCCCCCATCCCGATTAGATGCCAGCGGTGCCGTATACGCCGCGCGGATCAGTCCAGCCGAACGCATAGCGCTCGGTGGCCTTGTAGCGCATGCTGTCGGTCTCGAAGTCACCTTCCATGCTCTTTTCAAGACCGCGACGTGTCATCAATTTCAACCCTTCAGGTGCATCCGTCTGGATGAACCATGCCGTGGTCGATGTGATGCGCGCCAGATTGGCTTGGCCTTCAGGCAGCATCGACATACTCTTTACAGGGTTGATATCGTTGTTCGCGGTGCCTGCACGCAGGGCCGACTTGAGCAAGACTTCAGCTTGGAACACGTTCGAAGGACCGGTTACGATCTTCTTAGGTGTCAAGCGGATGCGCTTGCCGTTGTTGTCGACTGCGTTACGGATCTGAATAAGAACCTGCTCCAGCGACGTCTGCGACAAGTTAGCCGAAGTCGAAAGCTGGTTGGAGAACGTACCCGAAGCCGTTGGGTGAGCGCCGCTAACCAAAGCCACGCCGTCGCCGCCTGCATACGCGCCGTTGAATGCGCGGTTGAGGATGTTGGCACCAAGGGTTTCCTTGGTTTCGATCAGAGACTGCGCAAGGTGGCGCGCATATGTCTGGCCGATACGGATGTGATCGCCATCTTCCACCAGAACCTTTGTCAATGCAAAGGCAAGGCCGTAGACGCGGTACACGTAGCGCTGGATGAACAGCACGCCGCCGGATTGATACGTGACAGGCATGCCGTCTGGCAATTCTGGTGCAGCACCAAAGCCGTACAGTACAGGCTCTTCATGATAGTTACGGGCAATGCCCTTACTTGTCTTGAAGACCTGCGCATATTCGTCAGCGCGTTGGTCATAGATGCCGTTGAACTCTTCGTTCAGGATCGGCTCGACGATTGAGCGGAAGTCAGTACTCCGCATTGGGGTAGCCATTGTTCAAGCCCTCCTTAGTAAGCTGCGCGATCAGCGACGTTCTGATGCTCAGCAATTTGAACTTGAACGACGGTGAAGGGATCCCCAAACGCATTGTCTGGGCCGGGTGCGATGTCGATAATGCGAAGCGATGCGTTACCGGTATCGGTCAAAGTGGCCGCATCGAGCATCAAAGCCGACAGACCAGTTACGGTCGAGCCTGCGGAGATGGCGGTGAAGTCAGCTTGCTTGCCGATGTCGGTGACGGCCAAAGACGCGCTGCCTTGGATCTCGTACACAACGGTCGGGTCCAAAGTGACATAGGCGATAATGTCGGAAGCCACAGCGGACGCAGTCCACTTGTTGCTTACCCGACGACGGCCGTCGCTGTCAGTGAACTCGACACCTTGGAAGGAGCCGACGAAACGCTCGCCAATGGCGGCTGCCTGCAGGTTACCATCGGTGCCAATCTTGACAGGCTGGTTCTGGAGGATGTTGACACCGTACCCAGACGCAATCGCGTAAGCGGTGGGGCGAACCACACCGCTCGACGAATACGAAGGACGGAGGCCAAACGGTTGAGAAACAGTGCTCATGTCCATTTACCTTGTAATTGAGTTGCGGATCCCGCTTAGGAGAACATTCCCCTATGCGGGTTGTGTTGACGCATTTCCTGCATCCCGTCGCCCTCGATTACCCTTCCGCCAGCTCGCTCGGCTTGGTCGCGCATCATCTCCGCAACTTCAGCCAATTTGTCCTCTTCGCGCAACGGAGCTGTGTGGTGGGCCTCCTGCATGAATGCCTCATAAAGGCTCATGGGCAGCTTGAACGCCAGCATCTCGTTAACGCCGATGAAGCCAGCCCATTCGCCGGTCTTCAAAGAGGCATACTCCATACCGGGGACTTCATCCGGCTTGATAGGCTCGTAACCGAGCTGTATCCGCCTGTGGATTGGATCCCGTTGGTTTGTCGTCGTAAGCCAGCACAAATGATAACCCGGTATCTCCGGCAAATCAGGTAGTGCGTCGTTAAATAATTGATTTCGGAACATCTCCAGTCGGTCGTTCTCTGACAGATCACGGCGTTCGGTAACCTCGCGGGTCTCCGTGCGTCTCGTGTCTCGGCGTCCAACTACGTCAAAGTCCGCTGCCTTCTTAAGTCTGCTATCTTCTGTATGTTCTGTCATGTTGTCTCACTCCTATCAGCGAGCCGAACCAGCATCATACGATTGATACGCCTTAAGTAAGCGTTGGCGAAGCACAGGGTCATCCCATGCTCCAGCCTCAATCATAGCCTGTTTCCGCTCTGGTGTCACGTATATTTCTCGCTTGGTACTTACAGGGGCATGCTCGCGGGTTGATCCCGTTGGTGGCCCCTTCTTTTTCGGCCGTGGAGCTTGGCTTTCACCGAAGGCCTCCGCGACGCGATCGGTCAATTCTTCCCAATACTCGCGCGACGCAGGGTTGAACCCTTCGCGCACCAGCTCGTTGTCGATCACCTTGGTCATGGCACTGTCGCGGTCCTTGGCACTTGGATCGTACCAAGGGTTGGCTGTCATCCATTCCTTGGCGTAGCTGACGACGGCAGGGTCGACCTGCGGCGTTGCCGGTTGCTGGCGTGCCTGCTCGAACTGCTGGCGGTGATAAGCAAGCTGGTTGGCCTCGCCCATCGCCTGATCGCGGATGCGCATGGCCGCCACGACGTCTTCGCCATTGCCGGCCTCGGTCGCCTTGGCGATGAAGTGCTCGGCCTGCTGGATGTCGCGCTGTGCCTTGGACAGTCGTTGATCGAGCGTCTGTGCATTCGTTTGCACGGCATGGCCTTCGACGGACGCCAGCCGGCGCATCATCTCGTGGTTCTGCCGCTCGAGTGCTTCGATCTTGCGCTGGCTGTCTTCCTTGGCGCGCAGCAACAGGTCGCGGCGCTTGCGTCGACGCTTGGACTGGCTCTGCGTTACCGCCTCTTCATTGTCCTCGTCGCTCTCGGCCAGACGACTGTCGCCATCATCTGCACTATCGTCATCGTCCTGACTGTCGTCATCTGCGGCCTCTCCGCCGGCAGCCTCACCCTCGCGCGGGGTCTCTACGATGATCAGGTCTTCGTCGGTCTCGGTTAGTTTTTCATCAGACATTTTTTCAGCTCCTTGATATTAACCACTGCCCAATCTTCGGCAAGGATGTCGGTTTGGCTTGCAAGCCACGGCACCACTGCACCGTCGGCTGTCTTCATCGCGATGTACGGGCCGTAAGGCACCAGTTCGTCGTCGCCCCAGAACTTCTTCGCGATGTCGGAGTGCGGGGTGTAGTTGCCGGCATCGACGCGGTATAGGAACACGCCGTTCCAGCCGGTGCGCGCGACGGCCTCGCCATATTTCAGCAAAGCCAGTGCGCGGTCAAAGCCTACGGCGCTCATATGAAGGCTTTGGTGGCCATCGGGTCGCCGGTTACTTTGCCGACCAGATCCAAGTCGTTGAAAATTACCACTAGCACTTCATCCTCGCCATTGTCGGCTTTCACCGTCCAGCGATCGCCGCCATATTTGGGTACGCGCACAAAGTCACCGGTCTGGCACCAGCTGCCTTCGGGCCATGTGTCCATCGTCGTGCGGTTCTTGAAGGCCAAGCTGCCGACCGAGATCACCTTGGCGATCTGGGTGTTCCACGCATCGGTCTCGCGCGTATCTGACGTCAGGATGATGCCACCTTTGGTGGTGGTTTTCGGTGTGCGGATCTGCACCAGTACGCGGCTGCCAAACGGCTGGATGCCGGGGTTGCAGGGCGGGAATGCCTCGTCAATATTGGCGTAACTGAACTCAACTTTATTCGCTAATTCTTGCATGTAATCGCCCCTCTTACAGTAAAATATCCTTACGATCACGCTCGCTCACTAAATCGAGCATGGTGCGCTTGGCGTGTTCGATACCGGCATACATGCCGACGGCCCTGCCGTAGTCGAACGGCTCACGGCCGGCAGGCTGCTCCATTGCGCTTTTGGCGAGGCGCAATTGCTCCTCCTCCAAGCGTTGCAGGAGTATCTCTATCTTCACGGGTTAATACCCGTACCCGTCGACACAGCGAAACGCTCGCCGCTTTCGATCTCGGCCTGTGCCAAGGCCATCGCCGTCTGGTTGTCTTCTTGGTTCATGGCGCGGCGTGAGGCTATCTCGGCGGCAACGCGCTGATCCTCGGACGCCTGCTTCTGCTGCTCGATGCTGACCTTGGCCTGCAGCTCGGAGGCGTTCATCTGCCCGTCCATCTGCGCATTTTGTGCGTCCTGCGCCAGTCGCTGCTGATCCATCTGCAGCTTCTGCTGCTCGATCTGTTGCTGGAACTGCTGCGTCTGCTGATTGACCTGCTGTGCCTGCTGCTCAGACTGTTGGCTGGCCTGCATCTTCTGCTTCTCGATGTCGAGCTTCTGTGTCTCGAGTGCGATACGCGGATCCTGCTGCATCGGCTGCTGCTGAAACTGCTGCATGACCTGCTGCGCCTGTTGGATGACCTGCGGCAACTGCGCAAAGACCTGCGCGCCTTCACCAAGCGCATTGGTCGCGGCCTCGGCCAGCATGCGATCTAGCGCTTGGCGGCCTTCGGTGTCCTTGGGGTCCATTTCGCGCATCATGTCGCCAAGGTCGCCGCCGAGCGCGTCGGTCGAGACGGCAAAGACGGTGGCTGCGTACCACAGAGCGACGTGCTCCTTGATGTGGTTAAGGATCGACGGGATGTAGACCGGCGCGAAGATCGGGTTCATGCCGAAGATCGGGTTCATCAGATAGCTGATGTGCGTCTGCAAATGCGCCAGATGGTCCTGCTCGGGGAAGGCCGTGACCGGCCGGCCCAAGGAGGCCGCGACATTCTCGTTGACCGCGTTCTGCTCGCTCGGCTCCAGCGCTGGGCTGAGCAGATCCTTGGCGTTGGCGATCTTGAGCGTCTCGAGGATGCGCTCCTCGACCTTGCGCTGGTTGTACATCTGCGGCATCGCCGCTGCGCGCTGTGACACGGCTTGGATCTGCGCAAAGCGCTGCGCCTCGCTGAAGATGTTCGGGTCGCTGACCGGCACGACGTCAAGTGCGCCGCCGAAATCCTCGCGCTTGGCGAGCTGGTCACCTGCAGTTTTTAGCAATTTCTCGTCGTCAAGGTTGAAGCTGTTCAACCGATCGAGGATGCGCAGCATGCGCGCCATGCTGTCATGGCTGCGGCTGTGGATGGCCGAGTAGACGACTGCGCCTTGCTCGAGCTTGGCCAAGGTGGTGCCGACCGGCGCGTTCGGGTTGCCGTCGGCGATGTCTTCCATCGACGTGCGCACGACGCCCTTGGCGGTGTCGACCAAGAAGCCGAGCAGGCTGAAGAGCACTGGCGATGGTGGGTTGTAAGGCAGCGGCATGGCCAGCTTGCGGATGTCGTCGACGTTAAGGCCGCCCTCGATCTCTTCCGTCTGGCCCGGCTGGATCGACAGCGTCTGGCCGCCGGCCGTGCCGCCCTTGAGCTTGAGCATCGTCTGGCTGTTGTTGATCATGGCGCTGTCGAGCAGCGCGCGCAGTGCGCCTGTCGCTGCGCCGGACAGGCCGCCGATCATGTGCGGCAGGCCAATCGGATAGGCACCACGCCACGGGATGAAGGACCACTCGACGAACCAGTACATTTCGTCCTGCGCTTCGTCCTCCTCGTCCCAGTTGCGGTAGATCGAGAGGATCTTGCTGGTCGTCTTGTCGACGCTGACGATGTACGGCGCAGTGCCGTAATCGCCATCGTCAACGTCGAGCATGGCATAGGTCTCGTAGATCGTGCGCAGGCCGTCCTCGTTGTAGCTGGTGGCGTCGCGGCCTTCGATCTTGTCGTTGGCGATGCCGGCGACGGACTGCTCCGGCTCCATGCTCGTTGGCGTCAGGTCGACGTCGCGGTACATGCCGTCCTTGACGCGGCTCTCGTAATCGAGCTGCGTGAGATACTGCACTTCGGTCTTGCGCTGCGAGGTGTAAAAGTTGGTGGCTGCGTAGGGCAGCAGCATGTTGTCGATCGGCACGAACAGGAACGTCGGGCGGTTGCGCCGGCTGTCCCATCCCAGCTTGAGATACTGCGCGCCGCCAAGCGGCAGCTGCGTCATGAGCTGCTCCAGCTCGGCGCGGACCTCGGGGCACTGCACGGTCATCTGCCAGTTGAGCAGGGCCGTCTTGCGCTTGGCCTTGTCGATCTTGTCGGCCGTCATCGGGCCGGAGATGTAATCCTTGACTGGGCCAGAAGGCGGGAAGATCTCCTTCATGGCGCGCGCTGCGAAGTCGACGCAGGCCTCGGTCATGACAGGGTGGACGACTTTGTTTGCGCCCTCGAAGGACGCCCCGCCGGGCGCGTCGTCGCCTAGCCCAGTGCGTCGCAGGCCTTCTTCATATTGCTCGTCGCGCTTACTGCGCGCCGTCTTGTCCTTGGCGATGAGGTCGATGAGCTGCGTCGCGAGTGTCGACAGGTCGCTCTCGTCCATGTCCTCGGCGAGGTTGGCGTAGAACTCGTTGTCGGCCTGCTTGACGGTCTCGGAGATGCGCACGATCGCGCCGCCATCAGGCGTATCCTCGATCTCATCATCGTCCACGTCCGGCAGCTCGACCATCTCGCCCTGCGGCAACTCTTCTTCGATCATTACGCGGACCCCCCTGCGTGCAATATTGCGCTTGTTACATCAACTTGAAAAGGATTGCTAGTCATCCGTTATATATCA